GCATTAAAAGTAGCTGCACCTGCATTAGACATATCAAGGGTAAGAGCATTTATTCCTGATCCTCCATCATTACCATTAAATTTAATATCAGCGTCTTGTTGTATGGCTTTAAATATATAGCTGTTACTTCCATCATCCATGACAATAGTTCCAACTTCTGTGCCACCATCTCTAAATCTAATATCACCACCATCTGCATCAAGAATAATGTCTCCACCTGAATCTACAGTTAAAGTACCTGCATCAGAAATAGTAGAACCATTAATTGTTATATCATCTACTGTAAGAGTTGATAGTGTTCCAACACTTGTAATATTAGGTTGAGAAGCTGTTGATAAAGTTCCTGCTAGTGTAGTTGCAGTTAATGTTCCTGTAACTGATACACCTGAACTTGTTGTTCTTAATTTTTCAGAGTTATCAAAATATAACTCCACTCTATCATTAGTAAAAAATCTTGCTGTTGTTTCATCACCTGCACTATTTTTTAAACTAATTATTCCTTGTCCTAGTATATTTAAACCACCAGTACCATTTTCTTTAATATAACTATCAGAGCCATCGTGGAAAATCTGTAAATCATTACTAGCACCAAACTGAGCTTTAACATTGTCTGGGAAGGTTGTGCCGTTAGCATCTAGGTATGCTTCTATTTCATCGGTTATGGCAACGCCTGTTTGGGAGAAAAGACCAAGGATCCCAGCAGTTAATCTGAGTTGAGCTTCATCCCCTGTAGAAAAAGACCTAGCTGTTGTATTTTCCTGGGCTCTGACAACAGTAAGAGTATTACCGCTTCTAGCAGTAACCTTTACTATTTCATTATTAGTACCATCATCAAAGGTAACAAAGAATATATCCGAACCTGTAAGACTAGGAAAGACATCACCATCGGATACAGTTATGGATGTCGCAGACGAGTTGATCCCTGATGCAAGCGTAGTTTTTGCATTGTTCTTAAAAACAACTGCCACAGATTCCTCCTATGTGATTAAGAAACTGTTACAGTCCAGGTTATTGTCATTGAGTCAGATGCACCTTTGTTTACAACTGAAAACACAGTTCTGCACAGCATAGTTCCTGATGAAGAGGCATTTAAGATACCAGCTTCAGTAATTGCAGCTGTTCCTGTTCCAGCACCAAAAGTAGCAACATAGACAACCTCATTATTATTTACTGTTGTTGATGTTAAGCTAACCCTAGCAGATTCACTGCCAAGAGTTGTATTGCCTGCTGCGGCTGCGGTAGAGCTTGTACCTATAGCCATATGAGACATAGCAGTTGCAGTAGCATCTTTCATTCTACTGGCTACATAGCCTTTACCAGCTGTTACAACGATATTATCAACTTCTTTTACAGTCTCACCATTAAGAGCTATATTGAGGTGCCCTTTCAGTTTTAAGTTATCGTTAATCATTTATTTCTCCTAGTTTAACGCATTTGAGTTTAAAGCAGCGGTGTTGAGAACACTTGAACCACCAACAGTTAAAAGAATATTAATAGATTCTGAAACTGAAAATGAGTCTGCTTCAACCTTGCTTAAAGATATCACATCTGCTTCAGATATTGAAACAGTATCAGCAACACCTAAGGAGTTAAGAAACACTGGTGTATCGGTGAATCCGAATGTATCTGAAGCTGTTTTGCTAAAAGCAAACTGATGCTCTTCGCTTAAGGTAGCTATATTTCCTTTATTTAGACCAGAATCTGTTTGTAAGGGGTCTGCAAAAGATGCTAGATCATCTAAAGTAAAAGAATCTGTAAAGGATCTATTGTAGCTAACAGTCCTTGCAAGGCTTTCTGTCATAGGAATACTATCTGATTTGCCTAAATTTGTTGATCTTGTAAGGTTCTCTGACATACTTACAGAGTCAAACTTTCCTAACCCAGTGCCTCTATTTGAGCTTTCAGACATGCCAAAAGAATCTGAAGCTGTTTTACCTACCCCTAAGGCATGTTGTTCTGATACGCTAAACTGGTCAGCTTTTGTTGTACTAAATGCTAATACTGGATCAGACAACAAGCTTACAGAGTCTGTTTTACCTAAACCAAAACTAAATGCAGTTATTTGCTCACCCATACCAAAAGCATCTGCAAGGGTTTTACCAAAGCCTAAAGCAGCTTGCTCAGATAAGTTGATAATCTCTGCATTTGGATGCCCAGCATAGAAATAAAGATTCTTAGTGTCTGAATCTATAAATATTTGTGCTTGTAAATTTACAAAGGTGGTTTCTAAGTTGAGACTTAAAAAGCTTACAAGGTCATCACGGATTGGTGCTATGACCTGATTTTGTACCTCAAGACCAACATCTGTGGTGCTAGTAACTAATGAAGGTGCTGAGTTTTGTGCTAGTTCAACTGATGCTGATACTTCTTGACTCTGTATAGATACTTGTAGATCTATAAATTCTACAACTAATCTTATAGCCATTAGTCAAAGTCATCTCTCACATTAAACTTAATTAGATCGTTTACTGTTTGTATATTGCCATCGGATTTGGTTATTTCTATTTCTCCCTCGTAAAACCCTGCCTCAGTAAAAGTTGAGCTTGTAAAAGCCATAGCACATTTACCAGCAGAAGCATCAGTATTTGATGCCGTAATAGTTGCTAGGATAGCTGTAGTACCAATCTTTCTAATTCTTACTTTTGTTGTAGCTCCTGTTAAGTTGATAGGAGCAAATGTTGTTGGGTCCTCTGGGTCTAAAGTTTTTCCTGATGCAGCAGTATTAGAATCTCTGAGAGTAAAATTTAACTCTGGGTGCGTATCACCAACTACTACTTTAATTGTTGTTGAATATGCCATTATGCAAACTCCTGATATTTAATAGTTAAAGGAGCACCAACTAGACCATACTTAGTCTTTCTTACAGCTTGTGCTTCACCTTTATCATACATTCTTTTGTTTAGATCAGCTGCCTGGACATCACTCCAAGGGCTATCTTTCATCATTTGTAGTCTATATAAAGCACCATGCACTATAGTTTCTTGATACTCATTCACTATTATATTGGGTATCGTTGTTGCTGTAGCTGTTGGTTTTAGACTATACAAAGCATAAAGAGAGTAATTTTGGTTGGGTGTGGGTGCGATTAAAATCGTCTCTTGGTCTTTTTGTGAATAATATTTTGGCTTACCACTACCATATAAATCAAATAGAGATGGCTTTCCTATCAATGATTTTGGCTCAAGCCTGGTTAAGTTTTTCTCTGAAAGCTGTGCTGTAGACTCACCAACCTCACAAAAGAAGTCTAATATATGATTTAGCTCTGAACCAACCGGGATATCTAAGTCAGCTGACTCATACTCATTAATACCAGTTACTGTTTGAAATAAAGATAAATCAGCTAGATAGATGTCAGTGTTAATACAAAAATCAATGATTGTGTTGCGTAGCTCTTCAATAGCAATAAAAGATGGACAACTAGGTGCTTCTCTTTTAACCTTCGGTACTAATGATTCTATCTTTTTTGCTACTGCCATTATTCATTACTGTGCTGGTGTTGATGGTCTTGGGGTAGACCCAGCATCAACTTGATTTTTTACTCCTAGTGAGTTTTGAAATGATTGTAAATACATAGCAGATCTTTGCATATCGCCAGCATACTCAGTGTCTTTTTGATAAGCCCTATAGAGCATATAGTCTAAGATTGCATTAGCGTAAACATCATCTAGAGATATTACTGTAGTATCAGAAGTAAAATTACTGATAGTTATATTAGCAGGTGAAGAACTATAAACAATGCTTATAGTAGCACTAGAGGATGTGGTGTGCGGATACACATAAAACACTTTAGGATCCATTGGGTCATAGACATAGTGTTCGACATTAGTTCCTGTAGTGCCATACCAGTCTTCTATCTGATCGTCTAACACTCTTCTTTCTATATTTGTTATAGGTTTGGTAGTAGGTGATGCGTTTTTATAAATAGATAAAAGTCGCAAAGCCGTTGCTGGTAAAGACTGTTTAGCACTATTGGCAGCAAGCGTAAGTGATTCATTAACTGGGTTGGCATCTGGTCTAAACAAGACTACCTCCCTTTGACCATCATTTAGATAGTCTAATAATGTCTGCTGCGACCACCTGACATTTGTTGTGTCTTGCAGTATCTCCTCAGCCCTGTTAATTAAATCAACTACTTTTACCGTTGCCATTTACAATCCTAGTTGTTCTTTCTGCTCTTTGCTTAAAGATTTTTTATCGTAAATAAAGTTCCAGAAGTCAGCTCTGTGCATAGGATTCCATTCAACGATTTTGCCATGCTCACTAACTGAATACAGTGGATCTTTACTTGGTTTTTCTTCTACTACTTCCTCGACAGGTGCAGAGGAATCTAATGATGCAAGCTGTGCCTTAAGGTCTGCAAGCTTGTCTTTTGGATTAAGAGCCACATTATGTTTCTCTTTTGCTAGTTGTACTATTTGATCTTTTGTCATTTGTTACTCCTTCAGGGTGTATGCTCTAAAGATATCACAATTATGTGATGATTGTGAACTAAAAAAAGGGGAGCCGAAGCTCCCCACAAAAGTCAATATTAAGCAAACTTCAGCTTAAATTCGCCTATAGCTGTTGGAAGTACAACTTTGTACCCGTAGACAGCTAAACCTCTAACGCCATCACCGAATGAAGACTCAAGTCTTACTGATTCAGTGTTAGTCATTTGAGAAGCATAAGCAATAGCTTTTGGATGTCCATATAAACCTGATGTTACACCAGATGCTGTAGCTAGGTTATTGGAAACATACATATTGAATCTATCAACAGTACCAATAAAGCCATTTCTTAATGGTGAAACATTATCACCTGTTAAGTATGCTTGTCTTAGTTCTGACTGTTTCAATAGAGTAGCTGCTGCTGGACTGATAATCATATACCTATTGTCTTCAGGAATATTATTCTCATCCAATGTTTGACCAGCGTCTAAAATGAAACCAAGAATATTTGATGATGTTAGATTCGATGGGGTTGCATTGATATCTGTTAAAGATGATCCAGCTGCCACATTTGCAAAAACATCTTGCTCGATAGCGATTTTCATGTTTTGAGCTGCATCATTTGCTGCTTCATTCATGAAATCAATATCAGCTTGTTCTCTTAGAATGTCGTCAACTTTAAAAGCGTAGCTTTTAGCCTTGTCGATATTAAGTTCAATAGTACCAGAAGTAACATCAGCATAGGATAGAGATCCTGTGTAGTCTGCAACTGTAACAGCTGGGACTGATCTAATGTTAACTTTGTTACCTAACCCTGAAATTTCTCCTTCGTACTCGTTAGTTGTTACCTCGGACAACATGGTCTGAGCATAAAACTTAGCTTGTAACTTTTTAGAGAAAACTTCAGGTATAAAGTGTTGCTCACCGCTTGCGAAACTAAAACTTCCGCTTGAAGATGAATATGCCATTTTAAATACCTCTTAAAATAATATAAAAAAGTTTATCTTAAGTAGTAAAAATTATGGTTTGACTCTTCCTTCCGACCAAGCTAGATCTATTTCTGGTTCTAGCTTCTTATACTCTTTATCAGTAAGCTTGCCGATTTCCCGAGCAGTCCATATTTTTTTACTACCACTCACATTTTGTTTCCTGGCTTTGGAGAGTGAAGGCTCAACATTTTGTTTTGCCTTTTCTACCAAGTCCTTTTTAGAAACTTTTTTGGAATCTAAGCCTAAGTCTCCCTTGTATCTAGATAAAAGTTCTATGACATCTTTTGCATCACCTTCTATGGCTGCTGTTCTCCACATATTAGATTGTCTACCTAACCAAAGCGTAAAATCTTCACTCTTTGATACAGCCTTCCAATCTGGATGGACTTTAGCAATAGCATCTTGATGCTTTTCTTCTTCTGCCTCTCGTTGAGCTTTTAAGACCTCATCTGTAGCTTGTGATACTCGTTGTTCAACAGTTGCGATGCGGGCATCAACATAAGATTGCAGGGGTTTCACTAACTCTGGATAGTCTTTGACTATCTGTGAAAGATCGACATCTACTGCTTCTTTCTGTTTCTCAACTTGAGCATCAGTCTTCATTACCTCCATAGCTGTGATTTTATTATTCATCTCAGCTAATTTGGCTTCGAGTTCTTTCTCTCTCTGGGTAGATTTGGTCATCTTCGCCTGGGCGTTTTTATACCTTTCTTCCCACTGTTCGGCAGATAAGTCTAAACCTTTATCTTGGGTTTTAGCCTCTTCTTCCTGAACCTCTTCTATATTCTGATCAGATGTGTCTTCAGTATCCTGAGATTCATCGGGTGAATTTTCATCAACTTCTTCGACCTCTTCGGGTGTGTCCTCTGCTTCTGCCTCTTCGATAGCTAATCCTTTGGCTTCTGGTTCGGATTCCTCCTGAGCATCTTGAACTTGTTTCAACATCTCATCAGCTTCTTTTTCAAGCCTTTCAGCGATTATCTCGCCTTTAGTTTTTTCTCTTTCCATTTTCTCGGTCCTTAATCGGGGTATCGATCAAATTAATTATAAATGTTAGGTGTATCCTTTCGGGTGCCTAACGAGTTGATTACCTTATCAGCAATCTGGTCTAAAGATACTATAAACTTGAGTATCTCGCAACGACCTTGACTATGTTGGTAGTCCTCCGTTATTTCCAACTGGTCCCGCTCCGCCTGGCGTAGGGACTCCATTTCTTGCATTAGGACCGACCACTCCGTCCCCATTTGGGACTTGATTAGCTTCACCGCCTTGCTGGCTGGCAAGGATAGCTTGTTGTAATGCTTGCTCATTCATTAACTCCTCTTGAGATTTTATTACCTCGTCTGGATCAATATCTAAAGATTTAGCAATATCAGTCAATAGTTTTTCTCTATCAACCATCTGTGCATCGATTGGATTATTAATCAAAGACAAGAACTGAAGCAGTCTTTGAGACTGTACTTCTTTCTGTATCAGGGCTGTGGATCCTTTAGCAATGATACGCATATCGGATTTGACATTCTTATCTTGATTCCATGTCATATTCCAATCATACAATGAGCGTATCATCGGTTGTGTTAAGAAGTCATCAATGTTTTTGATAACTGATTTAAGAACAATATTGGCATTACTCATTAAAATAGATATACCAGTTGCTGTTCTATTAAGTGAACTTTGTGTTTGTCCATGGGTATAAGAAGGCAGTGCAGTAGTTTCATCGGCAAACCTTCTAAATAACTCTATCACAGAGACAAGTGCTGGAGAGTTTGATTGTGGTTGATAAAAACGCACCATAGGTTGGTTTCCATCTCCGCCCTCTCGCAAGAATACACGCCATGGATACAACTCAGTTGGGTCTTCTCCAGATGCCATGATATCAGTATTTACTTCAACCATTGGACCAGAAGATAACGCAACATTGTCGAGATAGATTCTAGTTGCAGCATTCATGGTGGCTTGTGAATCACGCATCATTCTAGGTACACCAGTTCCCCAGAATGCGTGTGGGTTTTTCTCATAGGGAAATATGAAATATGGTATTACACCACCAGGTAATGGATTTAACTGGGCTTTTATAACTTTCCCAGAAACAATCCATATATTTGCGTCATACTCCATAGAGAGGTCATCCTCATCACCAAACTCTATTCCAGCATCTTGTAAGTCATAACCATTCAACGAACCCCAGAACTCTAATACTTCAAACTTTTCTGTATTAGTGTTGCTATCATTAACATTGGCTATGTTCCTTCTGTCTATTTCATGTTGTGCTTCATCGTGATTACCTTCTGGATTCATCTCAATGCACTCATTAATTAAATC